TTTTCGTCCGCGCCCGGCAAGACGCGCGAGACCGTGTCGATGATGATCATGACAGGCTTCTCGCCGCACTTGTTTTCGACCTCGATTTTGATTGTCTGAATTAACTTCACAATATGCGCAGGGTCCATAAAGTTCACGGGTTGCCTGATAAAGTGAAATCTCTTCCTGTTAATCTGAACTTTCTTCGCCTTTTCCCATGCCATCATGCGGAACTTCATATCCGTCGTGCCTTCCGACGAGATATACACGATGGGGCCATGCCGATTGATCTTCTTCCCAAACCAATGCGTGATCTCATCGACACCCAACGAGAAGGCCATGTCCATCGCGATGAACGTCTTGCCGCAGCCGGGAGCGCCATAGATAAATGCTGTCGCGCCTTCGATGATCAGATCTTGGATCAGAAACACCGGATCCGGCAGATTGAATATGTCGTCTACACTGAGAACCTCGAATAAATTTGAGGAGGTTTTTGGATCGGCAACCGAGAACTTATGCGCAGGCGCATCCCAGTCCTCTGATTCTTCGGGTTGCGTTTTATTATCCGTATTTTCCGCAACTCCTTCCGATATCTGATCGGCGAAGGATTTTGTCGGCTTCTGATTCGGCTTTGGCTCCTTAGCCGCTTCGATGATCTTGTCCCAGTCTTTTATTGACGCGCGCCATTTGGCCTTGAACTCTGTGATGCCACGGCCTTCTTTTTCGAGCGCCGCTTCCTTGCTTTCAGATAGGCCCGGTAGCCGGCTTTCAACTTTACCGAGATAGATCGAGAATAGATCATCGCGCTGCTTGATTAATTCTTCGTCGCTTGGCTTGATCGGGCAGTCGCGCGCGATGTCGACCAACCGCGCCCAGATCATGCGGAACATGTAATCTTCGCGACCATCCTTCAGCGCGCCCCATGCATCATGCAGATGATCAGGCGTTGCTGTCTTGACGTGCGGGCCTGCATGCGTCGATCCGCCATGCTGCTCGGCGAGAAGATCGATCTGCTCGCACAGCCAGCGCGGCGCTTCAGCGATCTCAAGATTCCACGGCTCTTTGTCTTCGATCCACTGATAGCGCGTTCCGCTTTCGTGCATTGACGGCGCAGCAACAATGAAGCCGCCAACGCCACGGATATCGACGCCAATAGACGTCTTGATCGTCGGAGAAGTCCAGCCTTCCGGCGCACGGAAAAGGATCTGCAGGCCACCACCGCCAGTGCGCTGGGTCGGCGATTCAAGCTCGTCGGCTTTCTCCTGCATATCCATGCAGCAAGACCACCACAGCGCGGCCTCTGGCTTTGAATGCGTGTCGAGATCGACGACAAAGACGCGACCGCTGCAGTTGCCAGTGAGAATGCCGATATTGTTTTTTGTGTCGCTGATGCCGTCGAACCACTTATGGAACGTCACATCGTCGACCAGTTCGTTTTGATAATCACGCCATCCATCAAGCGCGGGGCGCTTCCAGTTATGGACATGGCGCGTCGGATAGTGTGACGGCACAGCCTGCAGCCCAAGCTCGCGATACATGCGCGCGTAATCTGCAAGACTTGCGAAGTCTTCGTTGAAATCTGTAAGCATTTTGAGGGGCCTTCTATATCGATTGATTTACGTCATGATTTATGAGATATTCGCATTGTTACCTTGGCTCTCTGTCATTGTGACGTTTTCCTCCCTTGAATGACTGGAGCGGCGAAGGGGCCGCTCTTTTTTTATAGCTCAACAATTATATGACCATATGAATCGATCTCAAGTTTAGGATCTGGTCGAGGCAAAACTACAAAAGTTTTCCCCTTGCTGCTTTGCTTCCACATAAATCCATATTCGCAATCTATTGTATGTATAACCGGAACCACTACAGGGCCTTGAATAATATCACCCTCCCAACCGATCTTTCTTGCAGCTTGAAGAGATGCATTAAATTTCCCTATAAAATCATTTATGTCAGAATAATCGAGTGAGTAAACTTTTAGCCTCTTCAAAGAGTTATCTGTTCTTTCTTTGATTGTATCACAGTGTTGAAATATCATGTCTTTTACAGGAACAAAAAAATTCCAACCGAAATCAACCGGACTTATTGCGTATGCGTAAAGATAATCCATGTTTGTCTCCTATCTTTGCGTTTGCGCGCCATAAAGCGCCATAAGAGCCGCTTCTCCGCGACCATTATCTTTCTTGCGACGGAAGTGCTCGCATCCCGGCCACTTGTCTATCGCAAGCTTGCGGGACTGTTCTTTGTCGGCTGTGAGACCGAAGTATTTTTTCCATTTGCCCGGACTGACGTGGACAACAGGGATTTTAAGCGCGCCAATAACACCGAGCGCAATGCCGTAGGACATCCCGAAGTTAAAGCTGGACGAGACACCTTGTTTCGGCATGGCATGCACGATCTCCACTACGGCCATGTCGGGGCCATGCTGACGGATTAAATCATAAAGCGCTGCAGGATTAATCTGACGCGCAGCTAATGGCACATCATAGGCCGCAATCAATTGCGGTTTATCAGGATAATAAAACGCAACTGCCCCAGACATGCCGGGGTCAAGACCCATGATGCAGGTATATGTCATGATTTACCAACCTCTCTTGTAAATATCGTATATCATGCGAACCATATTAAACACGAAGAACGCGCAAAGCGTCCATGCGACGATGACGATGGGGCCAATCAATAAAAAGTCCATGATGTGATTCATATCAATCTCCATACATTAAAGTCTCAGCCGGCCCGGTTGCGTATTGAAGTAGCCATCGACACGCGGGTGAGTTGGGCCGGCTGAGGCGCAAAACGTAAGCGAACAGCCGCGATTCTGTCAATCCACAACCACCAGTTGACTTCATCGCTACCCGCCGCTATGGATAGTGCGAATCGATATTGAGGCGCTATGAACAACAATCCCTTCACCGCTTACGGCATCCAGCACCTATCCCCTTCAACCGCCAACCTGTTCATCGGGTCTCCGGCTGCGTTTGTCCTCGACAAATGTATGAAGAAGCGGTCACAGGTGGGCGCAGCCGCACACAGGGGAACAGCCACGGAGACAGGCGTTGTTCATGGTCTTACAACAGGCGCAACGGACGACGAATGCATAAAGGTGGCGAAGGATGAGTTCTGGCGACTTATGGTCTTCTCGAGTGATCCCGCTGCCGAAAAAGAAGAAGCCGCAGTTCCTGAAATGGTTAAAAGAGGCCTTGCAGAATTGCGAGGATACGGAAAGCCGACGTCGACCCAAGGTAAAATTGAGCATTGGTTTGACGGCATCGCAGTGCCCTTTATTGGTTTCTATGATGTTGAATGGGCGAACCATAACATTCTGGTAGATCTGAAAACGACGCATGCCTTACCATCTAAAATCTCCACCAACCATGCTCGGCAGGTTTCACTGTATGCTGTTGCGCGCGGCAATGGCATTGACCCACGGGTTGCTTACATCACGCCAAAAAAGTCTGCGACGTATCGGGTTGAGAATGTATCTGAACATGTCAAAGCTTTGGAGCGAATCGGTCTTGCGATCCAACGGTTTTTATCAATAAGCGAAGATCCTATGGAGCTGGCAAAGCATGTCATGCCTGACGTCGACAGCTTCTACTTTAAAGATCCGATGGCGAGACAGACTGTCTTTGAGATTTGGGGCGTATAATGAAACATGAGATCAAAGATTTCATTGGCGTCTTTCACGACGTTGTCAGTGAAGAATATTGTAAGGAAGTGATTGAGTTTTTCGAGCATGTCGACGAGCTTGGCGGGGTGTATTCACGTCAAGATCAAGAGCCAGTATCCTCCATAATCAAAGACAATAATATATTCCATACGGACGACAAATGCCCTTCTATGGTATTCCATTCGCTGTTCAGGTTGATGAAGCCTTTCGTGAAAGCATGTGATGAATCATATGCTTTGTATCGAAAAAAATACGGTATTATGGAAGAGTTTCCATCGCATAGAATTAGTCCGTCTATACAAATGCAGCGCGTAAGGCCTACGCAAGGCTATCATGTCTGGCACTGCGAAAACAGTTGCTTGGCGTTCGGGCATAGAATATTGGTGCCGATACTTTACCTGAACGACGTTGCTGAAGGCGGCGAGACAGAGTTCTTGTATCAAAGCATGCGTATAGCTCCCAAAAGAGGAACGCTTGTTCTTTTCCCTGCCGCGTTTACGCACACACATCGAGGCAATCCGCCGCTTAGTGGCGATAAATATTTCATCACCAGCTGGATACAATTTGTGGAGTAATCGATATGAGAGAGCTGCCGGAAAACAAGTTTGGATATCTTTGTCTTGGTGTCATTTCGGATGAAGGTGAAAGAGTTGGCTTGTATGTTAAGGCCAACAAAATAGCACTTATTTCTCATCCTGATGACGATGAACTACAATATCATCCGTGGTGCAAGTCTGTAGTCTATCTAAATAGCACTGGCGATTATAATAGAGTTGTAGATACAATCGACGAGATCTTAGAGCAGCTTGAAAACATTCATCCGAGCTTACGCTGATGTGCATGCCAATGAGCGCGCTTGTGAGAGCGCCTTACAGAGTTCCCCCGCCATAGGGTAAGGCAAGCGATGGGCCAGATCATCGCATAACATGGAGTGGTAAAATGGCTTTTGGTGGATTTTTTGACGGTGTCGGCGAAGGCGGTTCCTTCCTTCCGATCATCAAGTATGACTCTCGTTCGGGTCGACTGTCGCGTCGCGACCGCGACAACGGTGAGAACAACGATGTTGATATCACGCGCAACTTTAAGGCGATCTTCGATTTCGAAAATGTCGAAATTGGCTGGATCAACTTCAATACAGGCGGCGCTCCTGATTTCCGCGTCACTCGTTTTGCTGATGGCGGCTCTATCGATAAGCCTGCCGGCGAAGGTTTCAAGCGTGGCGTTCGTTTCGTCATCAAGCTTTCGAAAGAATGCGGCGGCGATATTCGCGAGTTCGCGTCAAATGCTGCTGCGTTCCTCGACGGTGCCAAAGGGCTGATGGATGCTTACGAAAAAGGCGTGAAAGAAAACGCCGGTAAGCTGCCTGTCGTCGAGCTGAAAGACACGGTTGCAAAGACTTCATCTGGAGGGGCGATGAAGACGACGAACTATGTGCCTGTTTGGGAGATCACGGGGTGGGTAAAGCGTCCCGAAGATCTCGTTTACACGGCGCGTAGTTTGTCGGCCTCCTCCTCTGCGAGCGGCCCCGCTGCGACAGGATCGACTAAGGTCGACGCGCCTGCCGGCGGTGACGACGATTTCGGCTAATCGCCGATAACAGTTGAAGGGGCGGCGATATCATTCACTGTGATGTTGTCTTGGTCGACCGACAGCGTCGCCTCTTCTCTTTAATCACAAGGATGGACAATGCGTTTTCTGGTCACGATGAACATGCCATCGTTCAACAATAATCTGGTTCATCAGGTTAATGTTGAGCATGCAGAATCGAACAGTTTAGAAGACTTCGTTACGGCTCTAACCAATAACGACTTCGTTCTGGTCGAGGAGTTCTATCGTGACCAGCAAACCGGGACAGAACACAGCCGGGGTCAACTGGCTTTAAACTACCGCTTCATCGGCAAAGTAAAAGTGATGAACGGTGAATCTTTCCAAAACACTCAACTGAGAAGAGATCGATATGACCACCGCAAGCAATCCGTATGAAATGCTCACACAGGCCGCTGAACTGATTCAGGAGCGCGGCCAGAACTACGGCGAGATCGAGAATAACTTTCAGCTTATTGCTGATCTTTTTTCTCTTCGCGTCGGTCGCCCTTTCCATCCCTATGAAGCTTGCATACTTCTGGAATGCGTGAAGGACGCGCGTATGTTCGCGACGCCGATGTTCGTCGATAACTATCTCGACGGCATCAATTACAGGGCGTTTGCCGCGCTGTTTGCTGAAGACTATGCGCAGCGTCGCACTTCGTTGACCGACGTCGCCTATCAGCGCAAAGATAACCTACAGAAGGCTGAGATGAAGCCGGTTGTGGTTAAGCAAAAAACGACGAAGGGTGCGCAGATTGTGCAGGGATCGTCTGCAATGCTGGCTGATCTCGAAAAAATCGAGACAGAGCTTGCTCGATAAATGATCGGGGGCCACGGCCCCCGGTTCTTTTTTTGACGTTGATATGATATGATTCGTCTTGAGAGGGCGACGTGGAAGAAACCTGCGAATATTACAAATACGTCCCGCATCACCAGCAAAAGATCTGGGAAGAAGCCGGGTGGGTATTTGAGAGAGATCTAGGACCGCCTCACGCGGCCTATGCAAGCTTGTTTAAATGGCCGCTGGATAGCGCGCCTGTCATCCCAGACAATACAGGCGTCGTGATAATTAAAACACTACCGGAGATTGACGATGGCGAACAATGATCCTGATTACGCTGCTGGCGTTAAAGACGAGCGCGCGCGCTGCATGACCATTTGCGAATACTGGAAGCGCCCCTCTTATATCGCCACACATTACGGCCCCATTGACGAGGTCGGCATGCGCGTCCTACAACAGGTTGTTGCTGGCATCGAGGCGGACATCGCCAGCGGTCAGCAGCCTAAGTAACTTTCTTTTATTGACTGGTGATTGATATGAAACCGACTGAAAACTACGCTGTAGCTGCGCGCAGATTGTCGCCAACTGGCGACAGTGATGACTTTCCGACGCCGCCGTGGGCGACGCGCGCGCTCATTGAGCATGTAATCGGGCCTATGCGCGTATATGGAGAAATATGCTGGGAGCCTGCCGCCAATCGCGGTTATATGGTTCGACCGCTTCAGGAGTATTTCGGAAATGTTATTTACTCCGACATCGTCGATTATGGATATGGTAACGTCGTTGATTTCTTGGCTCCTGAAATTAGTCAAAATAATTTCGACGTTCATTGGATAATCACAAACCCGCCATTCAATAAGGCGCAGCAATTTATCGAGCAAGCGCAACGAATCGCAACTGATGGCGTCGCCATGCTTGTGCGCACGTCCTTCCTCGAAAGCGTCATGCGCTATCATACATTGTTCATGCACAATGCACCTGACATCGTCGCGCAATTCTCTGAGCGGGTGCCGATGGTGAAAGGTCGATATGATCAGAAGGCGTCAACGGCGACAAGCTATGCGTGGCTTGTCTGGTATGCGGGTCCAAAGGAAGCAAACAAGCAAACAATCCTAATGTGGATCCCGCCATGCAGGAAGGAACTGGAGAGGAAGGACGATATCAATGCCGACTGATCGTAGATTTAAGGATCCGTCTCTTCTGACGCCTTATGAGCAAAAGATCTACGATCTGCATTGCCAAGGTATGGGCCCGGCGCAAATATCCAAGGCTTTAAATGGATCTTCAATGCCGAAGACAATCGATATCCGGCTGCGTCTCATTAGAGAGAAGATCGAATTAAAAAGGATTACTGATGCACAAGACAGACGTATATCTTGGGGTTAGCATCGTTATTATGTGCGTTGCTTCTGTAATGGCTGCGAGAGGGTGGTGATGGTTTACTTGTTTCCTTATGCTGGTGACGACAGACGACCGAGCGTTCAAAAGTCGGCTGCAAGACGGCAAAAGGCCAAGCCTAAAGTAGAGAAGTCGCGCGTTGTCGACGAGATTGTCACGCCGATTTTGAATCACAGCAGCGAGCTGATGCCGGTGCCGATGCCGGGCTCGATGTGGACGATCATGAAGGAAGTATGCGACCGCCATGATTGCAAGCCCAGCGAACTGGCCGGGAATGGCAAAGAATATAAGCTTGTGTATGCAAGACGCGAGTATTGCCTGCGCGTTCGTCAGGAAACGAGATACAGCCTTTCGCATATCGCAAAGACGATCAAGAAAGATCACACGACCGTTTTGCATGCGATCAATATGGCCTCGAAAGGGCCTGAGCATTACGCGCCATTTGCAAAGAAGAAGCCGCCTCGCAAAGCGTATGAGCCTTACAAGATCATACTCGAGCGCGAATATACGGTAGACTTTTCAGATCGAGACAGGCGCGTTTATAAGTATATGCAGGAAGGCTTAAACAATCAGGAGATCGCTGATGCTATGGGCGTAAGAGTCCGTCAAGCGCGTGATTATAAGTATCAAGTAAACTGCAAATTGAAGCGCATAGAATATCTCGAAAAGGTCGATTGATATGAAGACCGGAACGTATGTGTATGGATTTTTATGCGTCTGCGCAGGCTCTGCGGCGACGATAATTTCGACGCCTAATCCTGCAGATAAAGACGCATGCGGGACATATAAGGTGCGCAACAAGGTTGCGACTGCATATGTATTGAGGCCGCCGCCTGCAGAGGTTGTCTATAAAGCCTGCCCGCAGGTTACTGAACATGTCGAACAAATCGACACATCGGAAAAACGTGTCGAAGAAACGCCAAAAAACGAACATGAGCCGCGTCACCATCGGCGTCATAGGGTGCGGAGGTATTGGCGATGACTGACTACACCGACCTAATCGCACGGCTGCGCTTATCACAAACCGGAGGCATTCACTACGAAGCCGCCGACGCATTAGAGGCGCAGGCGCGACGGATTGCGGAGTTGG